GGAAGAACAAGCTAGGCTCCTTATTAAGTATTTCAATGCTAGGACACTTTGTGAGAATGATGATATCTCGTTCATTGAATATATGAAGGCAAAAGGTGATGCTCACTATTTAGAGAAACAACCTCAGTGGCTTATGGAAGTTGTTCCAAACACCACTGTTAAACGTGAATATGGTATCCATAGGAGTTCTCAAAAGATAATTGACTATCTTCATAACTGCTTAAAGAAGTATTTAGAAGAAGTGGTTCATAAGGAGACTGACGAGAATGGAAATGTTACAAGAGAAGTGACAGGAGTTAGTAGAATATTCGATCCTGTTCTTCTAGAGGAGATTATACAATACAATGATTCAGGTAACTTTGACCGTATTGTAGCAGCAGAACTAGCTATTGCACAGGCTCTAAAGATGGATCCTATATTAGGAAAGGTTGGTGGATCAGGTGATGACAGAGTGAAAGCTCTATATGCATCAAAACAAAAGAATACATTGTTCTCTGATTCCAGAGGACTGTTTAATACTAAAAAACGTAAATTGTTTACATAATGGCAACAATAAAATATTGGAAAGAGCAATATAATTCAGTTATAAAAACTCATCATGAATATAATAAAAAAGGACACTCATTGAGAGTTTTTTTATCTTTAGAAGATAGACATAAAGATAATCTTTTAAATTATTATAAAAAACCAAGTTTATTAGAATCAATAAAAGATGATGAAATGTTTAAAGTGGATTTGCATATAACACCTTGTCCAGATGCTGAGTTATGTAATTTTTTAAAATCATAATACAAATAATATAAAATGGCAATTATAAGGTATACAAAAGATGCTACAATACGCTATGCGTATCTCAACATATTTCCAGATCAATTCAAAACTGACAAAGAGAAGCAGGATGAAAGCTGGATTAAAAACACAATGGACTATTTTGCAAACAAGGCTTATGCTGAGTATGTAAAGAATAGGGATACATTTGTTAAGAACTACGATCTTGTAAAAGGAATCCTGAGAATGGAAGACTTCTATCAAGAACCGCAAGTGAAGAGTTTTACAGATATGCTTACAACTGATCTTCAGCTTCCTGCATATGTAAAACATTATTCCATCATCACCACTCCTATTAATGAATTAGTTGGAGAAATAAGCAAAAGACCAGACACTTTTCGTGTTAAAGCTTTTGATGATGATAGCAAATCTGAAGAACTAGAGTTTAAAACAGGTGTTCTACAGGAGTATGTATTAAACAAGGCTAAGCAAAAGATCCTTGAGAACTTAGCTATGGAAGGACAAAACCCTGAAGAGATAGATCCTGAAGAGCTAGATCAAATGTCCATGCAACAAGTGCAAGATCAATTAGATGATTACACATCTGTTGCTGAGAAATGGGCTAACCACGTACTTACATGTCAGAAAGCTGAATTCAATTTGAAAGAAAAGAGTGAAGATGCTTTCAGGGATATGTTGATTTCTGCAAGAGAATTCTATCACATATATGAGGATAATTCAAAACTCGGTTTTAATGTTGAGGTGGCAAATCCTAAGAATACATGGTTTCTTACCACTCCTGATAGAAAATATATTTCAGATCCCACAGGTAGAACACAAGGTGCTTACACTGCTGGGACTGTAAATGTTATGGAACTATCAGAGATTATTGAGACATTCCCTGACTTAACAAAAGATGAGATAGATCACCTCAGATCTTCTCTCCAGGATTATGGATTGATCAATGTACGTGAATCTAACCTTGGAAACCCTAATGCTTCTCCAGGAATTGATTCAGTTACGTATGATACATACGATCCTGCTGTTCTACAGACCAGAATGATTATTGAATCAGAAATGAAGGAGAATAATGATGGTCTTAAGGATTTCTTAGGTCTTACATCTAACGTATCTTCCTTTGGTTATAAGTATGTAGTGGTTAGAGCTTATTGGATCTCAAAGAAAAAGATTGGTAAACTTATATATACAGATGAATTGGGTAATGAGCAATCAATGCTTGTAGATGAAAACTATAAGAGTGGCACTATCCCTACACAGCAATCTTTAGAGTGGGGTTGGGTGAATCAGTGGTATCAGGGTGTAAAGATTGGTCCAGACATCTACCACATCAAACCATACAAGCTTCTTACGTATTGTCCTATTATAGGATTGGTACATGAGGTGAAGAATACAGAAGCTAAATCTCTTGTAGATCTTATGAAACCTTTCCAGGTGTTGTATAATGTCTGTATGAACCAGCTTTACAAGCTCCTTGAGAAAGAAGTGGGTAAGGTGTATTTAACATCTATCAGACACGTACCTATTCCTAAAGATGGTGATGCACAGGATGCATTGGATGTATGGGAAATGGAAGCACGTAACAGAGGTGTTGTATTTATTGATGACTCTCCAGAGAATCTCAAATCTCCAAGCTCATTCAACCAGTTTAGAGACATTGATCTTACACGTACACAGGAAATACAATCTCGTTATACATTAGCCCAACAGTTGAAGAATGAGTGCTGGGAACTTATAGGTATGAGCAGACAAAGAATGGGATCTATATCAGCATCAGAATCTGCAACAGGTACAAATACAGCTATACAACAATCCTATTCACAAACAGAGCCTATATTTGTAGCTCATGAATATGTAATGGGCCAGCTCTACCAGGCTATCATTGATGCAGCCCTATATGTGGAATCTAAGAAACCACAATCTACAATCTCCTATATAACAAACACTGGTGAATCAGCTTTTGTACAAGTGAATGGTACAGATCTTAGATTTAGAGATCTTAAAGTGTTCCTCACTAACAGACCTGAAGATACGCAGATGTTTAATGAGATTAGAGGACTGTCTCAAGCTGTTATTCAGAATGGTGGGTCTCTATACGATATAATTGAGCTTTACAGCACTAAGTCTATGAGAGAAATGAAGAAGGTATTCCGCACTCTCAAAGAAAGACAAGAGCAAATGCAAGATCAGCAAATGCAGTTGCAACAGCAACAACAAGAACAACAAGCTGAACAGGCTCAAGCTCAATTGCAACAAGCTGCTCAAATGGCTCAGGAGAAACAGGCACATGATAATTATCAAAGAGAACTTGATAGAGTTAGTAAGAAGGAGATTGCAATTATTCAAGCTACAGGGTTTGGTAAAGTGGAAAGTGAAGATGTAAATCAAAATGCTGTTCCAGATATACTTGAAATGGGAAGACTTACACAGGAACAAGAAAAAGCTTCCAAAGAGTTCCAAACAAAGATGGCAGAGATAAATGCTAAAAATAAACAAGCTGCTGATAAACTTGCTATTGAAAGAGAAAAACTTCAGGTGGCTAGAGAGAATCAGGCTAATGACTTAGCTATTGCAAAAGAAAATGCCAAGAACCGTGCATCTAAAAAATCTAAATAATGCTAGATAAACTATTTGAATTCTTATCTCAGTGGATATCAGACCTTCTTCCTATGGTGATTATTCCATCATATGAGGAAGGTGTGCTCCTAAGATTTGGTAAATTCAAAAAGGTGCTACATCCAGGAGTGCATTTCAAGATTCCTTTTGGTGATGAAGTGATAAGACAACATGTAGTGGTAACAACGCTAAGCCTCCCAGCTCAGTCTCTATATACAGGAGATAAGCAAAACTTTGTTGTCAAGGGTGTAGTGAAATATAGAATCTCTGATGTAAAAACTTTTCTATTAGAAGTTTACGATGCTCAGGATGCTCTATCAGATATGACACTTGGTATAATAAAGAATATCATAATATCTCTTCCTGCTGAGAAATGTATAGATCCAGAGCTAGATAATATTCTCACTAAGAAAGTGAGAGCTGAAGCTAAGAAATGGGGAGTGGAAATACAACAAGTTACCTTGACAGATGTTGCTCCAATTAGAAGTTATAGGCTTATTAATGACGTGATTACCAATAAATTAGATTAAGTAGAAAATATTAATGCTATATTAATGCGAAATTTTTTTGATTAAACAGCATAATCTCTTTGTAGATAAATATATATAACATAGTTTTACATCATAAACCAATTTAAACAACTACATATATGGCTGAGAATTTAGAAAATCCATCATTTGGAAACTTCAGTATTGAAAGTACAATGGGAGGAATAGGAAGTGCAGAACTTCTGAATGATCTTATGTCTCCAGAAACTGCATCCACAAGTCCTGATGAAATAAAGGACATCAACACTCCTGAACCAGAAAAAGCCCCTGCACCAGAAAAGAAATCCACAGAAGCTCCTAAGGAAGAAACTAAAGAAGATTCTTCTAAGAGTATTCAGGATTTTCTGTTAGGTGGTGGTGATGAAGAGGAAGAGGAAGCTGAAGAAGCTCCCAAACCTGCTGCTAAAGCAAAAGCAGCTGAACCTCAACAAGATACAAATGAAGAAGAATCATCATCTGAAGAAGTATCACAGTTTGAAGCTCTTGCTAAAGACCTTTTCAAACTTGGTGTATTTTCTACAGATGAAGATGAAGAAGAAATAAACATCTCAACTCCTGAAGAATTCCTTGAAAGATTTCAAGATGAAAAACGTAAAGGAGCTATTGACATGATGAATAATTTCATTGGTCAGTTTGGAGAAGATTACCAAAAAGCATTTGATGCCATATTTGTAAAAGGAGTTGATCCTAAAGATTATTTTGGTACATATAATACAGCTGTAAGTTTTTCTGAAATGGATCTTTCACAGGAAACAAATCAAATGTCTGTCATCAGACAAGCACTTACAGATCAGGGTTTTGAATCTGAAGATATCAATTCAGAAATTGAAAGACTGAAAAACTATGGTGATCTGGAAACAGTAGCTGCAAAACACCATAAAGTTTTGGTTAAAAAGGAAGCTGTAAAGCTTCAACAACTAGAGCAAAAAGCTCAAGTAGAACTCCAGCAGAAACAAGCTATCAAGCAACAGTATGTACAGAATGTACAAGGTGTTCTGCAGGAAAAACTAAAAACTAAGGAATTTGATGGTATCCCCATCAATCCAAAGTTGGCAACAGAACTACAAGATTTCCTGCTGGTAGACAAGTATAAAACCGCATCTGGGGAAACTCTTACAGATTTCGATAGAACAATATTGGAACTGAAGAGACCTGAAAATCACCAGACAAAAGTGAAGGTTGCTCTTCTCTTAAAGATCTTGGAAAAAGATCCTACACTTTCTACCATCCAAAAAACAGGCATTACAAAAAAATCTAATGAGCTGTTTGGTGAGGTTGCTAGACAAGTGACTAAATCTGGAGTGAAGTCAGGAAATAATCCTCAGAAGTCTAATTCTTGGTTTTTATAAAAATTTTTAAAATTTAAAAAGTAAACAAAATGGCAATTCAAACGATCCCAGGCTTAACTGGATTTACGTATGCAAGAGTAGCCTCTATGGATAAGCGTGCTGTAGGTAAGCTTACTGATGCGAATCACTTAGAGAGCTTCCACAGCACAGAACCAGCTGATTATGATAAAAAAATCATCAGCTTGTACACTCAAAGTTCATTGTATAGCAATGACTTCTTGGACATGATTAACAAAAGCACACCTTATTACATTGATAATAATAGTGATGCTTGGAAATGGCAAGTGGCTGTTCCCTACAAATTCCCTAAGATCATCGCTGTTCCAGATGCTACAGCAGAGCTGAGCAAACCTGGTATTGATGGTCAAGAGTTTTCTCTTGTTTTGGACACTAACGAATTCTCTAAGAACGCTATCGTTTCTGTAGGTTCTCGTCAGTATGGTCCTCGTTTTTATGTTATCAAAGATCCTATTCCTTGGAACATGGGTTATTTGTATTCATTCACTCTGGTTACTGACAATCCTACAGTTGATTATGTAAGTTCTACATTCTTGCAAATTGGTATTGAGTTGGAACTAGTTGATGCAGCTATTGGTGAATTCGATCAAGATCTTTTAGGTCTTCCTCGTTTGGGTGAGCAAATCACTATGTTTGAATCTTTGGGTTCTGCATATGGTTTTGAGCACAAAATCACTGAGTGGGCTGATGACAAAATGATGCGTGATGCTTCTGGTAAGCCTTTGGATATCTTGGTTTATGCTCCTCAGCGTAGAAATCAATTACCATTAACACGTAATGATGTTAAATGGGAACCATTCATCGAGTTCTGGATGCGTAAGTCTATGCTTGAATTGAAAGTTAAGCGTATGATTTGGTCTAAACCAGGTACTGTTAAGACTAATGGTTCTAAGCAAGAATTGAAGCGTACATCTGCTGGTGTTTATCACAGAATGCGTAACAATGGTAACTTGGTACAATACAATCGTGGTGAGTTCTCTGCTAACTTGATCCGTTCTGTATTTGGTGATTTGTTCTATCGTCGTGTGGATGTTAAAGATCGTAAAGTTAAGATGTATACAAATGAAGCTGGTTTTGACGTGTTCCAACAAGCTTTGAAGACTGATGCTCTTAACAGTGGTCTTACTTTCATGGCTGATTCTGGAAATCGCTACATGCAAGGAGAAGGACAACACATCACTTACAACTTTGCTTTTGATAGCATGGTTACACGTGAGACTGGTCGTGTTGAACTGATTCACTTGAAAGAATTGGATTTGCCACAATCAAACTTGGAATTTGGTCAGAACAAGAAGAGTACACCAGTATTCATGGTATTTGATGTATCACCTATGAGCGATGGTTCAATGGTTAACAACATCCGTGAAGTACGTATGAAAGGTGCTCCTTCTATGACTTGGGGATATATCGATGGTACTCGTCACCACTTAGGTTTTGCTAAATCTCAGGGTATGAGTTCTGCTAACAAATTCCCTGGTTATGAAATCTGGATGAAAGACCGTTGTGATGTGTTCATTGAAGATTTGTCTCGTACAGTCTTGATTGAAGAGATTCCACAATTCTAATATTACTACACACAGTAGTGTGTATATAACCTACCGAGAGAATGTTCTCCCTCCTTCAGTGGAGGGAGCATCTCTCAAATACAGAGGTGAGTGTTGGGGTGTCCCCAGCAGCCATGATCTTCGGTGATCAATCCTCTGCAAATTAAACCAAATAAACAACTACATTATGGGCAGAATAGGCAAAATCTCCACTATTAAAAAGGAGTACAATAATTCTCAGTTGCAAACAATGCAAGGAGGTCTAGCAATTAAAGGCTTAACAAGGATTCCTGGTACAGGAGTTTTTAAATATCCTTACAAAGAACTAGATGGACAGTATAGGACAGGGCTTGATCCTAATGCTAACTATATCAGACGAATTTCAGATCCTTTAGAAAGAGAAATGGAAATTGAAAGAGTTACAACTCTTCGTGATAAACTTCAGCTTGCATTAGGAGGAATTGATCTTGGTCCTCGTTCTAAGTTTTGGAACTATGGACTCTCAACCTCTACAGAAGACACATTACATGTACAATCTGTTAAATTATTAGATGGAGACAATATTTTTGACCTAACTACTCCTCTTCAGGAACTTGCTTTCTCTTGGTTGCGTGTTCATCCTACAATCGCAAGCTCTTATCAAGCTTGGGAACGTGGTGAATATCCTGCAGAAACTCAGTTTTATGTAGCTGATGAAGAAATTGAAAATGCAGTGATGTTCAAAAAGAAACAACTTATTAATAAAGCTATTGTTAAGTTTGAATCTATGACTCCTGAGAAGAAGAAGAAAGTGGCTCGCTTACTTGGATTACCTGTTACAGATGATACTAAGGAAGAAGCTGTATATAATCTGGTGGACAACACTTTAAAACAAACAGAGTTTAAGAATGGTAAATACCAAGGACTTAACCCTGTAGAAGTTTTCAACCGATTTGCTGATATGAAGGAAAATCTGCTCCATATTAAAGATGTTGTAAAACAAGCTATCATTCACTCCATATACAGAGTAAAGAACAGTGGTAAGATATATGAAGGAGAGTTTGAAGTGGCTAAAGATGAAGATGATTTAATTAAATACCTTGCTGACGAAGATAATCAGGAAGATTTAATTACGCTTGAACAAAAATTAAAAACTAAGAAACTAGCTTCTGTATGATACCTGTAGATAGTTTATTATATAAGATTGATCAAAGACTAAATAAACTATCTACTAATGACCATCAACAGATTCAATTAGAAGATAAGATTTTAGCTTTGAATGAAGCACAGATAAAACTTATCAAACAAAAAGTTGATGGTTGGAGCACTGTGAGTGGAATGGGCTTAGATGCTTTCAAGAAGCGTTATGAGGATCTTCAAAGTCTTGTAGTTTCTTATAACAATCAACCTTTAAAGCTTACAATATTAAATAAAGAACTAAATCAATGGAAGGCTGGCTTACATGATCTGAATCCAAAATATATGTTCTATGTAGATGCATATATTATTGCAGATAAGGGAAAATGTAAGAATAGAAAAATCTGGATTAACAGAGACCTGGCTAAACATGGTGATCTTCAGTTTATTCTGAACAATGACCATTATAAACCATCATTCGAATATCAGGAAACATTCAACTTCCTGTCTTCAGATGAAATCTCAATATTCACAGATGGTACATTCACTCCAAAAACTATCAATATAATGTATATGAGATATCCTCAGTACATTGATAAAGAGGGATATGTCAAGTTTGATGGAACACCTTCCGTAGACCAAGATTGTGAACTAGAGACCTATCTGGAAGATGAACTTCTAGATCTTACAGTCCAAAACCTGGCAATGTACACAGAGAATCAATCTGCTGTTCAGAATGCCACATATAGAATTCAAACAAACGAGTAAATTTTTTCCATAACAATTTAAACTTAATAAAATGGCTGATTTTTCATTAACTACCCTCTTCGTAGTACCTGTTGGCTCAACTATTGCTAATAGTGGTTCTACGCAAGATTTGACTCCTGGCAAGGTGGGTTTTTTCAAAAATGACTACACTTTTGCTACCTCTGGTACTATTGCTGCTTCTCCTTATTTCTATGTTGCACAAGGACGTGTGAACACTTACTTACAAGGTAGTAAGCGTTCTGACAAGATTAAGGGTTGCCCTTCTGGTTCTGGATGTAATTCAAATGTAACCGAATGGTACAAAGTAGATGGTTGCTCTACACCTGCTACACAGGTTACAGATGTAGATGGTTGGAATGTAAAGTGTGGTGATATTGTCACTATGACTTTGCGTGCTCATTCTAGCTACATTGACACTCTGTATTTCAATGGTCTTACACGTTCAGTGACTGTTCAAGCTCCTTGCTGTGACTGTGGTGGTAATCCATGTGATACAGTTGATGTTCCTGCTTTGATTGATGCTTTCATCTTGAAATTGCAACAACAAGCTCCTGGTATCAATCCTGATAACATTAGCTTGAACAACTTCTTCCAATTCCAACGTATTGGTAATGATGCTAATGCAATCTTGCGTATTAGTGGTAAAGCTCTGACTGTTTATGGTCAACCTTGTGATGTTGCAGCATTTCCTTTTGAATATGACAGAATGTACTTCCGTACTTTCGTTTATTCTGGTCCTGCTACCACTGCTGATTTTATTGTTGCTGACAACTGTAACATTGTTGCTAATGCTGTAATCACTCAGCGTTCTTCTTACGCTACTGGTACTTCTGCTGAAATTACACAATTGGAGAAAAACTACTACAGTTACCAAGCTGGTTACTTAAAGCATTTGTATCGCATGGTTGGTTACAATGAGAACTTTGAATCATGGGTAAGTGGTGGTACAACTTACAGCACCTACTACATCAAGTTCAATGAGTATGATAAATCAACTTACAGTTGGGGTGATTACATCAAAGAAGATTCAATGGTTATCATCGCTGCTGAATTAGGTTCTGCTGCTGAAACATCTATCGATGCTATCTTATTGGCTGCATTAGGAACTCCTAGCCCAAGCGGTAATACTTGTATCACAACAACTTCTACTTCAACCACTACATGGCCTACTACTACAACAACTAGTACGCTGATTCCTTAATAGTTTAGTAGAAATCATATTAACCTATGCCAGAGGGTGAGAGAGGATCTTCTCAAAATCCTCTGGCATATTTATTTATAAGTCATGGCTATAACAAAATTAGACATATTAGTAGTTCCTACGTATAATAGTAAGACTCTTGGTGTAAATGATGCATCTACATATGCCTCAACACCATCAGCTCCTTCTTTGGAAATAACTGTTCCAGCATTTGGAAAGGTTACACTTCCTTTTAACATTAATACGCTAAACGTAATTAATTCTACTTCTCTAGGACTTTCAGATGTTGGAAGTCCAATAATACCTCTTCCTGATGGTGTATACTATCTAAGGTATTCAGTTGCTCCTGCATATGAGAACTTTGTAGAAAGATCAATCATGCGTGTAGATCAATTACAAGAGAAGTTTGATACAGCTTTCATGAGACTTGATATGATGCAATGTGATCTTGCCATCAAGACACAGCAGAAAGTAACATTAAATAGTATATATTATTTTATTCAAGGATCTATTGCTGCTGCAAATAATTGTGCTATCTTTGAAGCAAATAGACTATATAACCAAGCAAACAAGATGTTAGACAACTTTATTAAAGCTGGAACATGTGGTTGCTCTGGTAATAATTACGTAACCAACTTCTATTAATATGGCTGCTTGTAAAAATTGCGGAAAACAAGTGGGATGTGGATGTCAATTATCAAATGGACTTTGCACATCTTGTCAATCCACACAAACAACTAAGAAATAATGTTAACACCTAGGCTTACAGAATGTTTGGAATGTGCAGATATATCAGCATTGCTATCTGAAATAGATTGCAAGCTAACAGATCTTGCTAAAGCTGAATATAATAATTTAGTATTTTCCCTCAACAGGCCTATACAGGGAATATTAATATCTGATCTTTTAATATATAAAAGAATCTTAACAAATAGACTCTGTAATCCTGATTATGCTTGTCACTATCCTCTAAACCAGATAGCTAGCAGAGTGAAGATATTACATCCAATTCTCTGTAAATCTAATTGTCAGGAAAACAACTTTGCATTTAGCAATCCTGTTCCTGATACATATCCTCCAACACAACTAACCACTACAACTAGTACATCGACAGAGTTCTAATTAGTAAATTATAAAATATAAATACATGTCTTGTTCAAATTGCTTTAATGGCTGTTCGCAAATAACCTCTGACCAATGTGTCAGATATACAGGAATAGATGTCCCTGTTCTTGGGATTCAACAAGGAGATTCTCTATCATACATCCAACAGGCTTTGATAGAGTTTTTAGTTTCCACATTAGATGGTTCTGGGATTAAGGTGACTATTGATCCAGCAATCCTTTGTCCAGTAGTTAGTGGTAATCTTCCTACATGTGGAGATATTACAATTGTAGATGTGACAAATGCTTTGATTAAAACAGCATGTTTCATCCAAACAGAGATTGTTGCTATACAAGCTGATATAACTAATATAGAAGGTGATATTGCTGAGATAAATGGTCCATACACTCTTCCATCAGGATGTCTGGGAACTCTTCCAACCAATCCTACAACACATGATGTTGTACAAGCAGTAGTGACAACGCTTTGTGCATTTATTACAGATGTTCAAACAAATTACGTCCTTCTTGCAGATCTTGACACATTGATTGCACAATACCTCTCTTCTCAAGGTGGTGGTGGTACAAAAGTATATGAGAAGATGGTTCCTTATATAGCGTATGAGTATTATGGTTCTATATCAGGAAACTTTGATGGTACAGGTGCAGGATTGGGAGATTGGGAAAAGGTTTATTTATGTAATGGTGGTAATGGTACTCCTGATAAAAGAGGTAGAGTGGCAGTTGGTGTAACATCTGGTATGAACGGAACTGTTCCAATGGCTTCTGCTGTAAATCCTTCATCTAGTATTCTTAATCCTAATTACACTTTATACAGTAATTTTGGATCTAATGGTGTACAATTAACTGAAGGTCAACTTCCAAATCATACACATAATAATCAAGTAACAGTAACTATACCTCCTCATTCTCATACTGGTGCGTTTAAAGCAGTAAGTGATAATTGGGATTGTTGTGGTGGTAGTACTCCAGGAAATGCTACAGGTTCTGATGGTAATTCTACAGGAAGTGCAACTTTAACTCCTGAAGTAAATGTAGTAAATGCTGCTATAGGAAGTGGAGAATTTCATCCAAACAATCAACCAGCAATTGGTTGCTATTATATAATGTACATTCCTTAATAATTTAAAATATAAATAATATGTCTTGTAATCCAGGCAGTCCTTGCTACAACACAACATCATCTTCTTCAGGAGATCCTTGCAATCCTAATAATGCAGTTTCCTGTGAAACAGTGATTTACAATGGTCCAACACTTCCTACAACAGGAATTGACACTTGTACAAACCTCTGTGTTGCTCTCCAGGAGATAGATAATACCATAAGTCAGATAGTTTCAGGATCTAATATAACA